AGTGTATCTACAGCAACAACAACATCAACAACCAACGCATCAACAGGAGTAAGTGGCACAAATGCAAACTTACAACCATATGTCGTAGTTTATATGTGGACAAGGACTGCATAAAATGGATACTCAAACCTTACTTAATATTGGAATATCTGTGGCAATAGGTGTTATAGGATGGTTTGCTAGACAGTTATGGGAAGCAATTCAAAGCCTTAAAAACGATCTTAAAAACCTTGAAATAGAATTACCAACGCATTATGTTCGTAAGTCCGATATGGATGCAAGGTTTGACAGACTTGAAGCAATCTTAGATAAGATGTTTGAAAAGTTAGATAAAAAGGTGGATAAATAATGGAATGGTTAGCTCAGATTGCTCCAAGCATCGCAACAGCACTTGGTGGCCCATTAGCAGGACTTGCAGTTACTGCAATTTCTAAAGCATTGGGCATTGACGAGAAAGATGTTCAAAAGACGATTGAAACAGGTAAATTATCTGCTGAACAAATGATGTCTTTAAAACAAGCTGAGATAGAGTTACAAGCCAAGGCTCAAGAGTTGGGTTTAAACTTTGAAACACTAGCCACACAAGATCGCAAATCAGCTAGAGATATGCAAATGGCAACTAAGTCACTTGTCCCTGCAATTTTGGCTTTTGTTGTAACAATTGGGTTTTTTGGAATTTTAATTGGTTTAATGACAGACAATGTAACCAAGTCTGATGCGTTACTTTTAATGCTTGGATCACTAGGAACTGCATGGACTGCAATTATATCTTTCTACTATGGTAGTTCTGCAAATTCTGAGAAACAAACTGAAATGTTACACAGGAGTACCCCAAATTGAAAGATAACTTTGAAGCATCATTAGCATTAGTTTTAAAGTCTGAAGGTGGTTTTACAAGTGATGTTCACGACAATGGAAATAAGCTGCCAGATGGTCGTGCTGGATGTACTAATCTAGGAGTTACTCAAGCCAATTGGGAAGCATTTGTTGGGCATCCATGCACATGGGAAAACATGAAAGCATTAAAACCTGAAACTGTTGCACCATTCTATAAGCGTAAATATTGGGATATAGTGCGTGGAGATGATTTACCAACAGGATTAGATTACCTTGTTTTTGACTTTGCGGTCAATGCAGGTGCTGGTCGGTCTATTAAAACTTTACAGACTGCAATAGGTGTTACTGCTGATGGTCAATTAGGGCCATTAAGTTTATCAGCAATTAATAACATATCTGTTAAGCAACTTATAGAACGATTCACCGATGCAAAAGAAAAGTTCTATAAATCTCTAAATAATGCCAAATATGAAAAAGGATGGTTAGCCAGAACTGCACAAGTAGAAAAATCAGCATTATTAATGATTGCGTGATTTCTCTGATGGAGGCTTCCATCCGAGTGTTTTGAATCGAGCTAATACATTGGTGGCAACTGCTGGGACATAAACCCATTTTGGATCTTGCCAATCTGGTTTAGTTTTTTTCATACTCCCTCCTTAATTTTTAAATGGTCTGGAAATACTACTTTATGTTTCTTAGCAGATGCAAACTGATTAGTTCCAGTAGGTGCGTGATAAAAGTTTCTTTCAAGCATTAAAGAAACAATATCTACCTTTTCACCTTTTTCATATCTAAACAAAAATGCGTGTGGGCTAACTGTGTGAATTGTAGCAATTGCAGCCTCTACTCGTTTATCCCAAAATTCCCTTTCTTCTTTTTCTAAACTCATGTAGTCCTCTGGTCTCATTTTACTTGAGGCCAATCTTAGTAATTCTTTCTGATCTGGTGTTAGCATACACTTCCCCTAAAAGTAAATAAAAAATTACAGATTTACTAAAAAAATAGTAAACCCACATAAACCAACTGCTATACATAAACTAAATATAATTAATACTTTCATAACTTACCTTTCGCTTTTAAATACGCTTCTGAGTGACCACCTTGACAAGTGCAATCTTGTAATGCTTCTTTTAATAAATAAATTTCTTGATGCAAATTAGCTATTTGTTGCGTTTGCTCTATACATCTTTCTAACCAATCAATATTAGTAGATAAAGATTCTTTAATAAGTGGATGTGTATAAACAGGCGTATAGCCATCTATTTCATGTTCATATATATTAAAAAAATAACCACAATCTGGTGAATATTCTTTTTTAATCCAAGCAACAGGCAACTGTTCGGAATTTTCAATTTGTTCAATCATTTCTTACTCGCTTTCTTTAATTCTATTTCTGTTGTGCAAAGTTTACAAAATACCCTAGATGGTCTACCAACAAATGTTTGAAAACAATAATTACAATGATTTAAAGATTGACCTTCTGGTTTGTACGCATCTTCTTCCCAATTTCTATTCATTTCTCACCTCTACTTGCTTTAATAATTGCTCTTGCAAATAACATTAATCCTTCATCATAAGAATCCCAATAAGATAAATTTTCTCTACCAACATTTTCTATTTCTTCATCACTTAATTCACGCATTGGATGTGTGTAAAGTGGGGTAAACAAATGCAAATCAAATTTGTTAGGCTTTTCTGTTTTAAATATTTGTTTTGAATTGGTGTGCATCCAAGCTATTGGTTCATTCATTTCTCACTCGCTTTCTTTAATATCGCTCTTGCAAAGTTTGAAATATTTACATCCCCATAATTTTCTTTCCAAACTTCTAATATTTCCGCCTCAGTCAATTCACGAATTGGTGGATGTGCATATAAAGGAATAGCATTAACAAAATTATCTTTATGCAAAGAAACACCTTTAGAAAAATCATCTTCATGAAACCATGCTACAGGCAACTGTTCGGTATTTCCGATTGGTTCATTTATCTCTCCCACATTAATGAGGGAAACATTTGTTTGAACCCTAGTATATGAACATATTGAACAACTTGTTGCTGGTATTGAATGTTGGCAATAATAGTTAGTAAATTTATTCATCTTTACTCTCCGCAAAAAAATCGGTGGCTTTGTAACCTCGTTTTGCTAACAAGGCCTTAGCTTTAATTAACGCTCTCTTTTTTAAATCCCAAGCACCTTGTTCAGTAATACCAAGTTCCGCAGCAACTTCCTTGTTATTATCTTGAGCCAATCTTGGTACATTTTTATCTTTCATTTTCTTCAAGCCAATCTAGATATTGATTGATAATTTTTGTTACAGAAGGCTCATTGCTTTTAATTAACAAATTTACTAAATAAGACTTTTCTTTGTTTAATTTAGTCGCAAGTTCGATTGCTTTTTCTAGATGGGTTATTACTTCTTCACTCATACAACCTCCTCAGGTGGATTAGGTAAAGGCATCCAGTGGGTAACAGTAGGTAGCTCTCCTCGATCACTAAACCATTTGCCATTCATTAAGAATCCAATATCAATTTGGAATTTATCATCAGAAAAAACGATTACATCTTCTGCAACCTTTGGCAGCCGATCATCAATGCTGATCCATTCGCTTAAAGTTAATTGAATCATTTGTTCACCTCAAAAAAATCTGTTGCTTTGTACCCCTGAGATTCAAGTCTGGTTCTGACTTTATCAAGGATTCTCTTGTTAAACATAAAAGTGGCATCCATTTTCATGCCAATCTCTTTGCCTATTTCTTCCCAGCTAGGCTCTTTGTTTAAGTCTGGTTCAGTAGTTTTCATTAACGTCCTTATATTTAACATTAAGATCATATAAAGCATCTTGAAGAAGATCTAACTTCTGCTGCGAGGATAAGGTATCAAACTCCGGACAAAACTCTACAACCCAACCAAGATGATCCTTTTGCACTACATTAAGCATTATTGATAACATTTGTTTTCTCCCTAAGTTTTAAAATAATTGCATTACTAAATTGATGAATATCTAATTGACTAAAGCCTGGCATTGGGCAACATTGCCTCCATATGGCCTCTACTTCTTGAATGCTTAAGTCTGGTATTGAATTAATTTCTTGATATGGCCCTACCTTCATTAATGGTTCTTCAATGGCTTCATTTCTTCTGTTATATGGTCTTGGCATTTAATTTTTCCTCTGTGGCTCTGAAATACATTTGTATAATTTAAAACTCTTATCTTTGTTCCACTTATCCAAGAACACATAACCCTTCTGTTTAAGCTCTCCAATACGAGTTGATAACTTCATACCTCCACCAAGTTGTAAGCAGTCCAAAGGGCTAATAAATCGTTTCTTGGATGCTTTGATGATAATTTCGTGTTGACTCATTTTTTACACCTTTCAATAGTTATTTTGGATAAATCTACTGCAATTGGATATGTTGTATTTCTGCAATCAACTTGGTATGTTGGATCTTGTAAAGTCCAAATGGTAAGAGCTGGGCCAAAGACTACACAAGCACCAATTAAAGCTTCAAATAATATTTTCATGTTATTCTCCAGATGGCCCTGCAAATGCTGAAAAAGATAAAAATTGTTCTAATGCTTTGTGAGTTGCATTAAATAATTCTTGAGCTTCTCTTGTTGAATATCCCATGTGCTTTGCTTTGTAAAATATTGCAGCAGATAACTCGTCTTGATCTAATCGTTTAATTTGAACTTGTTCCATTTAATTACCCC